TGTCTAAGCAAGTGGTTCGCATTATCGAGGTAGGTACCAGAGGCTATTTAGCTTCATGACTGTACATGGGTTCCTGAAGGTGGGAGACCACCAGTTATGTCAGTCACCTAGGTAGGGCAGACTAGGTTTGAGTTAGCCAGTCATTGCTCGAGATTATAACTTGCCGAACATAGTCACAAGGACGCGGCCGCCGTAAATCGGTCGCAAAACGCTGGGACTCCGCGACAGGGGTCAAGGGGTAGGGCACACCGACGTGCCACACCCCGCTTGGCGGCACCAGTGTCGCAACCACTGGACCGACTGCCACACAGGGTCAGCGATGAGGCGCATCGCAAGATCTGTTCGCTGTTTGGTCCCCATGATAATGGGGTTGGTCCTCTTCGAATCGATGCCGAGTGGGAGTGTCTTCGATGCCTTGGCATCAAGCACTTTGGAGAAGGCAGATGGTTACCTCATCCCTCCGTCACCTTTGGCAAGGAGGCTGGCTTGGAGTGGCAAACGTGCATGTTTGTGCTCCGGGGTCACAGAGTGGATGTGGGAGACTTCTCAAGTGCTACGATGGTGCTGCAATATCCCGGAACGGCCAAACGGGGTAAAGTGTCACTTGAGCGCTTGGTCTCATTACCTGCAAGAGCCGAATATGGTAGATTGCGGTATTACGCCACCACAGTTGAAGTTGGAAAGCCACACGTCAGGCTGGCCAACACTGGGGGTGGCTCGGGTGGCTTAGATAAGGTGTTTCGAGTTGGAAACTCCTTCTATGCCCTGGCAATATCAACGGTGGGTGAACAGCGGTTGGATTTGGGGCCTGGTTTACAATCAGGTGTCGTATCCGCCATGCTGGAAGTCATCGGCGTACCGTCAGAGCTAGTGGAAGCTTTGTATCCCCGTGCTGCTGGGCGTGAGCGCAATGAGGCCCTGATGAGGGACTTAATGCGGCATGCGCAAGTGGCTGTATCCAAGTGTGACTTGATACCCCCTCGGATGAAGGGTCGTGCTGCAGCCAAATTGGCTGCTATAGCCATGACCCACAATGCTGAGGCGGAGATAGAATCACTAGGTCGCTTAGCCCTAGGCTGTGCGGAACTTAATAAATCACTCACTCAAGCCTTTTCGAA